AAGCTAAACCCCTTGGAGCAGCTAGAGAAAATCTCCGACGCTCTCAAGGGAATGTCCGATAACTCGGCTTTTACTTTTCTTGATCAGATTGGTTCTGACAGTCTGCGGAACTTGCTGCCAGTTCTAAAAAATGGCGGAGCCGAATTCAAGAGGCTGATGGAGGACGCTAAGCGCTTTAATTTAACTTTAAGCGACACCGAAACAATTGCTGTAGCAAAACTTGGCAAGTCCTTTTCTCAGCTCGAAAAGGTTGGCACCACTGCATTTAGTAAGATACTGGCTGATGTGTCTCCGCAGCTTACTGCTTTGGTGCAAGTAGTCACTGAGTCGGTGGTTACGATGTCCAAAGACATTGAGACTTCGGCAAAAGGAATTGGATCAAAGTTTACAGAAATGCTTGAAAGTATTTTGGGTGGACTAGTATTTGCAGGTAAGATCAAAGACACCTTTGATGTTGTGTTCAGTTTTCTCGGTGAAGGCATACTGTTTGTATCAGAGCTTTTCCTTCTTGGCCTACGTACGATTGACGAGGGCTTTGTTAAAGCCGGTAATGGAATGGTCGGTATATTCCGGTCGGCCTTTTCAACGACAATCGGCTTCTTTAACACGCAATTTGTGCAGCCCATCCAAGAATTTGCAGATGCATTCAATTTAACCGGCGTGTCGGAGAAGGTTAGGAATTTTCAGAAGGATGTAACTAATCTTCAGAAATCCTACGATCAGCCTGTTGAAGTATTCAAGACCGAAAATATCGACGTGGCAATCGAAGGGGTGAAGGAGCTACGTCGTAAGCTACACGATGTGGGGCAGGAAAACTTTGACATCTTAAATAGCGACGAAGATCAAAGGGCAGCTGATGAATTGCTAGCCCGATATAAGAGTCAGGCGATTAAGAATCAAGATGATCTCGATAAAGAACTCGCAGCCAGAAAAGATAAGTCAGATCAAAAAAACATCGTCAAACTTCAAACAAAGAACGCTGCCGCGTCAGCTCAGATCGCTGCGATCCAGGCAAAACTTCAGGCTGACCTGGCTCACAAAGAAATTGAAATAACGATCACTAAGATCGACACCAAAAAGCAAATCGAACTTGCGGGCCTGCAGGAACGTGCGCGCCTGGAAAATTTATCAGCAGTAAAGGTTGCCGATGAGCGTTTCCGGATTGAAATGGAAGCCGCCAAAAAACTGAGCGAGCAAAAGAAGAGGGCTCTAGATGTCGACATCAAAGCTCTCCAGGGAAGCCTTGGTGGCCAGCAAAAACTCCTAGGCGCAACGCAAAACCTGAATGACCGCCCCGGCATTTTGGCGACCATCAGCCAATTAGAAGCTGACATCACCTCCAAGCAGGCTGAGCAAGCAACCATCGGCGCTGACCTCGTCAACCAGGCTGCGCTACTGAAATCGGAACGGGCAGCAGCCATTGGGCAAATTCGGGAGCAGCTCCAGCAGATCGAAGACGATGCCCAGATCGAGCTCCTGGCCATCGGCGGTGACCAGTTCTCAGCTGACATCAAGAAGATCGAGGCGGACTTCAAAGACTCGATCAGAAATATGGAGTCCCTCGGCGACGACTCAAGCGCGATTCAAAAGCTGATCAGCGCAAAGAAAGCTCAGGCAGAGCTGGCTGAGATCGAGCGCCAGTACACGGCGTTGAAGTCAAAGCTGGAGAGGCACGAAATTTCTCCCCTAGATTACCTATCAAAGACGAAAGAGTTGGAGGGCAGGGGCGAAAAGGCGGCAGCGGTAACGGGTAACCCAGAGGATCTGGAAAAAGTAAGGGACTCGGCAAAGGCTGCCCGAGCTGAGGTTTTTGACCTATCCACGCTGACAGACAAGGTAGCGGACAGTCTGCAAGGTGGCCTGGAAGGTCTTTTTACTGATTTCATCTCTGGTACAAAATCTGCGAAAGAGGCCTTTGCTGACTTCGCCCAGGGCGTGCTGACTGAAGTGTCGAAGATCATCGCCAAACTCTTAATTCAACTCGCGATCCAGTCCATGCTGTCTGCATATACCGGTGGTGCGACTGCTGGTGCGGGTGGGCTGATGAGCATGATCGGGGCGGGTGTGAAGCATAGCGGTGGTGGTATCGGAGGAGCTGGCCGGAGCCGCAATGTTCCGCTGAGTATGTTTGCCGGCGCGCCTCGCTATCACACCGGTGGTGAGATCGGTTTGAAGCCCAATGAGGTTCCGATCATTGCAGAAAAAGGTGAGCACATGCTTACAGCAAGCGATCCATATCACCCTAAGAATCGTCACAAACTTAAAGGCGGTGGGGTTGAGCAAACCCCACGAATTAGTATCCATAACGTCCTTGATGCTCCATCACTTGCAAGTTCAATGGAAGGCCCGGAAGGCGAACGGATGGTAATGAACCACATTAGAGCTAATAGGGGAGAGATCAAAAACCTGTAGCCTAATATGGTAAAATGAACAGATAAAAGCTAACAAGAAGAATAATATGGCTTTCGTTCATTCTACCCATGCCTCAGGGGCTGACTACCTGTCAGCTCTTTTCGCTTCTATTTTGCCATCAAGCAACTGGGTTGTTGTCAAAGATATCGCCAGCGAAAAGGTCTTTAGGCTGCCTCACGGCCAAGGATATATTGCCTTTTTAGTCGCTGGTGATATTTGCGAGATTCAATCGTTTCAGGTCTACGATCCGGCTGTTCCAGCTAAGTTGCAAGTTGGTGGATACAGTAATGCGTACACACCATTCCTGCCTCGCTTCAGGGTTCCTGTGGGCGCTGTTGAGGTGTGGACAGTCGTTAATTCACGCCGTGTGGCTGCTGTGATTAAGTCTGGTAGTAACTGGTATTCGTTATATGCCGGGCTGATGCTGCCCTTTGGCCCAAGTAACGTTTATCCTTTTCCTTGCTTTATTGGTGGGTCGGGGGAGGTCGGCAATACGACTTACGAGTCAGCATATCCTTTCTTTTCCGGTGGGCAGAACTTCTGTCCAAAAGTTGTGCTGCCAGATGGGAAGTGGCAGATGGTCGGTGGTAATTCTGGCGGAACTTCATCCTTCTACAGTTTCTCCTACCCGTATGCGTACTCTTATATCTGGCCGTTTGATGGAAAATTTCAGCGCTTGGGAAATAAGCTGGATGGCACAGCGATGTTGTACCAAGCGCTGGTATGCAGTTCTGGACGGGTAGATGCTGCAGATGCTTTGAATTCGGACGATGGTAAATGGCTTGGTTATCTCGATGGAATTTTTGCGGTTTCCCAAGGGCGGGTGGCTGGTAGTGTGATTCAGATAGATGGAGTTGATTACCTGGTGGTTCCTAATGTTGCCAAGACTTCTGAAACATATGCCTTGAGGCTTTCCTAATGCGTTACTACACATCGGTTTATTCGTCCGCTGAAGACCTGGTCGCTATCATCAATCAACGGCTGAAGGCGGAAGGGTGGGCTGAGCTGAAGTATGCGGACATGCCTGATCCGCGCATTGGTAAGCAGCTGCACATCTCTAAAAATGGATTGCATTTTGGGCTTCGTAGTCTTGGTGCTTATGACCCTTATGTCGACTACTATGCGGCGCGGAGCCATGGCCAAAAGGGGGTTATTCTGAACCTGAAGACAGGGTTTAATGGCAATGTAGCTTATGCTTCGCAGCCTGGATTCCAATACTCACCAAAGTGTTACCTTGAGAGTGGCGATAAAGGTATATGCCATATCTTTACTACCGCCGATTATGTCCTGGTGACTACAAACTATTCGTCGGATCAGTATTCCTCCCTGGTTTTTGGCAAGCTCCCTGTTTTAGTTGGTGACACAGGAGGGCAGTTCGTTGCGTCCACAAATGCATATGAGGCCACCAACAAGGAATCGATCTTTGCGAATGCCAGTAACTTCTTTGGCGTTTACTTAAAGAATTCGGAGTTTACTGGGTTTGACAGGGGTGAGCGGACTTGCGGGACTTTGTCGACAACTTCACGCGGATCTATTTCAGGTTTTCCTCACGCGCACCCTGGGAATACCTCATTTGGTAGTGTGGGTACGGTTGTTAGGTCTTCAGGTCTCACTGGTGGGTACAGTGGGCTTATATCGATTGATTACTTCACATCTTTCGATGGTATCTATTCGCCATACAGTCAATTTCCAGATATTTTTTACGTGTCCCTTGATGTGCTAGAGCCTGGGGAGGTTTACGAGATTGGTGCCTCAAGGTTTATGGTGTTCCCACAGTTCAAAAAAAAGTACCCGCTCAATCGCAATGCCCCGCATTACAATCTTGGACTGGCCGTCCTGCTGGATAAATAATGAACGCTATCAGTAAAAACTTTGGCAGCTTCTTTTTTGAAAATGTCTTTCTGACTCCAGCAGTAATTAATGCAGGTGCTGTAACACCGTCTGATACTTTCGGATTTGAGCTTTGGCATTCATTTACAACGGATAAACTGCTGGCCGGAGTCAACGAAACTGGCGGCAATGGCTTGGTGCTTGATGGGGTTACCTCGGGCGTTATTCCAGGGTTTGCATCAGCGGGATATGAAGTTTTTCTGAGCCAAAGTAAGGGCGGGATCATCGGCTATCAGGCAGGTTTTGATTTCGGATCAGGTGGAGTACATTCATTTCGTTTGAACGCGACAATGGCGACGATAATCGATGAGGGGATCGATTGGTCGACTAAACCAGAAATGAATATCCAGTACCTAACGGAGGTCATTGAAAGTTTTGACGGTACTGAGCAACGCATTGCTTTGAGGGATCAGCCGCGAGTATCACTATCTTATCAGTATCTGCTTGATGATGGCTCGCTGACGTCGTTTGATATTAAGTACGGCAATTTTGGTGGCCAGTTCCTAGTGCCGATGTGGGCGCAAGCGAGTGAACTGGCGCAGGAGGTTTTGGTAGGGGATCGTGTTATTTATGTTGACGATGCTAATAGGTATATCTCTAGCTCCAATACCCTGATGATAAGCGATGGAGTAATATCTGAGTTTATTGGGGTAGAGAGTGTCGCCGCTGGGGTGGTAGTTCTAACCTCTTTGGCTAAGAGAGACTTCAGACTTGGCGCTCGTGTTGTGCCTGTTCGCAATGGATACAGCTCAGACGCAAGCGGCGCCACCATCCAAATAGACTCTATGGCTAGCCATGGAATCACCTTTGACCTAGACGAAACAACATTTACTAAGCCAGACCCAGTCGATAACTTTGAAAGATACCAAGGCAAGCATGTAATACCTTTCCGCCCAGATCGCTCAAATGACATAAGCGTTCAATACCAGAGACTGCGTGAGCACTTTGACCCAACAGTCGGCGCGCGGAGCATCTACGAACGGACTCCTGGCGTTGTTCGAATATTTAGCCACGGCTTCAGGTTTTTCTCTGAAGATGATCGCCAGCGGTTCGAAGACTTCGCGGAACTTCAGAACGGCGCGCAGGGTGAGTTCTGGATGCAATCGGCGGCAGTTGCAATGGAGATTGCTGAAGACATTTATGATGAGACATTTAAACTAAAGATCAAGCCTGTTGGCTATAGCCGCCTTGGTAATTCAAAGTCCTTTCCGCCTGCCATCACCATTAGCCTGTATAATGGAACTACGCTGAAAAGGTCGCTAGTTAGTGCAAGCACAGTAGGCGGACTCGAAGTCCTGATACTTGACGAACCACTCAGTTATATCAAAGTCGAAGATGTCGAATCCATCAAGCCACTGTACCTGTGCCGCTTCGACTCTGATGACTTTATTTACATCTTTGATACGGCGCAAGACAGCACAATAACAAAAACAATAAGGCAACTCTTGCATGCTGACGCTCCAGAAGATTGAAGCCGCACTATCCATATCACGCCCGATTGAGCTCTATCTCTTTGAGCACGGGGAGAGTAAGTTCGCATATACCAGTGGCAGCAAGTCACACCTGCATGTTGACGGACTAATCTACAATCCGCTGGCACTAAGGCGCGGCAAGCTCCAGCGTACCAATGAAGACTATAAGAATAGGTTGTCCGTCGAGCTACCTGGAGACTCACCAGTACCATCACTTTTTCGCTCCACGCTGCCATCTGATCATGTAACGCTCAAGATCTTCCGAACCCAGCGTGATCTGAAAAACCAGTTCATCAATATCTTCGCTGGCGAAGTTGTAGGGGTAACCTGGAATAACTCGGTCGCTACCCTTGATTGCTGCCCGGCAACTGCATTACTACGCCGTCAGATCATGCGTACCGGATATCAAAGCCAGTGCAACCATCACTTGTACGACTCCAGATGCTCACTGGAAATGCAAGACTGGCAGGAAGACACCGCTGTAGTAGCCATTACCAACAGCGGATACACCGTTCAACTTGCCAACAAAGCCCACGCAGATACTTATTACACAGCTGGTTTGCTGTCAAAAAACGGCTCCGACTTTCGCCAGATCAATTCAGTCGCTGGTAATAACTTTGAACTGATGTCACCTATAGATGGCCTGCAAGTTGGTGATGTAGTTCAAGTAGCCAAGGGTTGCGATAGATCAGCGGCGTCGTGCCAGTCCTTTGGTAACTTTGATAACTTCCTGGGTTTTTTAACTATCCCCACTGATAACCCTTTCCAAGCCTAATAATAAGAAGAACAATAATGATTTGGATGATGGCTGTAATGTTTTTGCTGTCGTTGGTGATGATGGCGACGATGAAGACGAAGGTTCCTTCCCCATCGGCTGCGGGGCTTGAAGACTTTAGCTTTCCCTCGGCGGCTGAGCGTCCGGTACAAATCCTCGCAGGCACGAGACGGCTGAGCGGCCCCAATGTCGTTTGGTACGGCGACCTGCGGACTTCAAAGATCGTTAAGAAAGTGAAGGGTCTTTTCTCTACGACCAAAACCACGGTTGGATATCGCTATTTCATGGGCGTGCAGCTCGGGATCTGCCATGGCCAAGACGTTGTACTGAAAGAGGTGAAGTTCGGAGACCAGGTGGCCTGGAGTGGCGAGTCCACAGGCGGCGCTATTCAGATCGATAAGCCATTTCTTTTCGGCGGCGACGAAGATGGTACTGGCGGAGTGTCCGGAACCTTGCGTTTCTACGGCGGCTCCCTGATTCAAACTGTTAACGATTACCTGGTAGGCCTGCTTGGTGCTGACGTCGTGTCGCCAATTCGCGGGGTTGCATACGCGGTGCTTGAAGGTATGTATATCGGCAATGCCTCGACACCTGAAGCCGTCAGCTTTGTCTGCTCACGTTTTCCAAAATCACCATCAACTGCTCCAGAGTCGCTTCTTTACGAAAAAATCGGGGACGATGCAAATCCCGCGTACTTCCTCCATGAGATCATCACCCACCCGGCATTCGGAGCAGACATCGCTTTTACAACCGTCGACGTCGACTCTTTCGTGGCAGCTGCGAAAACGCTACACACCGAAGGCCTAGGCATCTCGTGCGTCATCGACACCGCCCGCACGGCTGCCGACGTAATCGATGACATCAAAAAGATTATCCAGGGCTCACTCAACACAGATCCATCAAGCGGCGTGCTAAAACTTAGGTTGATCCGCAATGACTACGACATCGATGAAATCCCTGAAATCGGGCCCTGGAACATAAAATCACTGTCGGATTTCAGCCGTGGTTCGCTAGATACAGCCGTCAATGAGATCAAACTCAAGTTCACCAGCACCGCTGACGACTACAACGAACGCACGGTGATCGCTCAAAACAATGGCCTCAGGATTCACAAAGGCGACTCGGATGGCCAGACGCTCTCGATGCCGATGATTTCCACTCGAGAAACCGCCGCGAAAATCGTCCAGCGCGAGCTTTCCGCGATTTCTGTCCCGCTCGCTTCGTGCATCGCTGAGTGCCACAGATCCATGGCGGATGCTGAAGTAGGTGATGTCGTAAAACTCACGTGGCCAGCGCAAAAAATCGAAAAAATCGTGATGCGGGTTACTGCTGTAGACCTCGGCGCGCCAACGGACGGGGCAGTTCGGCTCACGCTGATCCAGGACGTTTTTAGCGTTTTTCAGAGTTTCTACACCACGGGATCAGAAGCCCAATGGCAGAAACCGTCTTTCGATCCAGTCGATGTCACGCGCTACGACATGATCGAAGCCCCTGCAATCCTGACACCTCATCAGACAACGCGGAGCATCCTGGTAGCCGCCGAAAAACCTGGCGCTGGGCGCGACTTTCGTTTGCAAGCAAAAGCAGGTAGCGAGGGTTCTTGGGTTGATGCAGGGGTTCAGCAATTCACGCCGCTTTGTGTTTTGAGCAGAGCTTTGACAGCAAATCGGTTTTTTGAAGCCGAGGTCGAGCTAGGAGGGGATGTCGGCGAGTTGGATAGTTATACGCCGGAGGAAGTGAGGAGTGGCCTGGGACTTTTATTGGTTTCCAGCGTTTCCGGGTTTGAATGGATTTCGCATGAGTCGGTTGTCCAGCATGGATCTACCTCGGCGACGATCAGCACTGTGAACCGTGGGCTATTTGGCACTAGACCGCTGGATCATCCTGTTGGCGCGCGCGTATGGGCTGTGAGCGAGGGGGTGTCGGTTACGTCATGGCAGTACGTTGCTGGCGAGACTATTGCTGTGAAAATGCTGGTCGGCACACAGACCGGTAGGCAAGAGGATGCTGCGCTGAGATCGTTCACGGTTGGGGCTCGAAACGATGGGCCATGGAGGCCGGGTAGGGTGCGTGTCAACGGCCATGAGGGAGGGTTTATAAGTGGGCCAGCGACGATTACCTGGCGTAGACGAGATGGTGGTGTACCGGCTGTGGTTTTCGATGGAGATGACGTGAGCTATGGCGGAGCGCTGACTCGGATTGTCGTTAAGTCTGGTGACGTGGTTGTGAAAGATGTGGCAGGGATTGAGGGAGTGAGTTGGACGTTTGAGAATGAGCAGGCACTGAATGGCGGGACTTTGTTTAGCAACCTGGCTTTCGAGGTTTCTGCTCAAAAACCAGGGTTCCTGGATTCAGTGCCTGCGGTGATTTCCGTTACGCGGTGATGGTTTTCTTTACCAGCGTTGAGATTCGCGCAAGCTTTCTCCCCTAAAATCTTCAACTTTAGAAACTAAATCCTCAAGAGACTCTGTAAGTTCTGAGTGGCCATTTGCAGGTGAGTACTCCAGAAATTTCATCCTCATTGCATCTGCGCAAATTTGGATTATATCCTGATGAACTTCTCCAGTGGGAAGTGTCATATAATGATGCGGCATGCGTCCATGAGCGAATTGAATGTCCTCGAAGAGCATGCGTATATCTGGGTCATCTGTTCCGCAACCTAGGAACAGAAAAGTGTGTGTCAGAGCAAGAGCTTTCAGTATTTCATAAAATAACGTGTATTTTGTTCTAGCAGCGGCATAATCACGGCGTGTAAAGATTATGTTTTGCGGGTCGTTCGCGGATCCATGTGTTTTTATAAGTAAGCGTGTTTTACCACCGTGGAGATAGTTTGCAATTTCTCCGTCAGTGTGGCTTTTGACCATTATTGTTCCCGCAGATATGGTTGCTGCGTAAGTGTCGTATATATTGTCAAAGTTTGGGCTTGCAACAATGGATGCATCTAGGTTGTAAATATGCTCGTGAATTTTTGCGTGTTTGTAGCCTGCTCTTTGATATTCATCTTGAACGCGATCATTAAACGGGTCTAAGCCCATTCTATTTTTAATGATTTCGCAGGCGCTCAGATAGTCTTTTCTATCTAGGAGTTCTTCAATGATCTCAGATTGCTTCAAGTCAACGATGCAAGCCCGTAGGAACTCCTCCCACGCGGCGGGACGTTTACCCACATTGTTGGTTGAATTTTTCGAAACGCCAGAGCCAATAACGATAACGCAGCGACGTCTTGCAATAGAGTCAATTAATATATTCGGCCAGTCAATCATTGCCCAAGCCTCTCCAGCAAGTTACCAGAAATTCTATGAAAGAATGCCGCCGCCTCAGATACCCTGGTGTACTGAGATCCTACTACTCCGTCTTTTGACGCAAGCTCAAAAATTGGTGCATGAGCTTGTTGTGAGAGTGGAACAACACTACTTAAACTTGGTATTTCACCTAGGTTCAGTGAGTCAGGGTCGGCATCAAAAAACTTACATAACTCAATAAGTTCTTCTTTTTGTTTTGAGATGATTCTTTCGAAGGCTACTACTGGTTCTCGAACACCACCCTTGGATTTTGCTCGATACTGCTGCATGACATATCCAGCGAACCCTAGATTCCAACTTACGGCTTGGCCCGCAATCTCAAAAGACTGCGACTCTGATTTGTCATGCTTCTTAATGGCATCTTCTAGTGCATCTCTCCACACATCAAAAGATTTGATGATATTTTCAACTGCCATCATGCTAAATATGTCAACTGATAATGGCATCAAGAAATAATCAACACCTAGCAAAATAGACCTGTTGAGAGCGCCCAAAGACGGCCCCATGTCAACCAGTACTAGGTCGTAATCTGTAAGTTGGCTAATTAATGCTCTTATAGCAAAAGTTGTTTGGAATCCTCGAGGCTCGCCGTTTTTGGTCTCAGCCCAATCATTTGCCAGGAGGTCTTCTCTGATTGACAACTTTGGGTCACCTACAATTAGGTCTACTTCAAATCGGTGGCTGCGCACGATTTTTGGTAAATCTGTTGGGTATCCCTTGCCGCGTCTTACCGGTTCGAAAAATGAATCGATGCTATAGTGATCATTGTCTAGAAAAATCTTCTCTAGGTCATCATCTTGCAACAGATAAGCGGAAGCATTGCATTGAGGATCAGCGTCAATTACCAGAATCTTTTTTTTGTGCTCAATTGACAAAGAGGCTGCAACGTTACAGAGAAGGGTGGTTTTCCCAACCCCGCCCTTGTTATTGAAAAAACCAATGCTTATCACTAAAGCGCTCCTTGGCTAATCTTGTTCTTTCTTCATTTTGGCAGTGAAAATGGATCTAATGCCATCGGTGGATGGAGCTAGCTTACTCTAAAAGAGTGGCAAAATAGTGGCTTGTTTTCAAGGGCAGTGCGGAGAGCCGTGAGCGGTCTGGCGCGATGAAGCTATGCGCCGATGATCGGTTCTGAAGCTTGTAGGGCTGTCAGGTAACCAAGGCGGGTTTTTCTGATAGCTCCAAGCGCCTCGGCCTCCTTGAAAACCAGGCATGCCTTCAGATTACCAATCCGATTTGCGCTAGCAAAATCTTTCACCTTTATATTGCTCTGACACGGAAGAGAAGAGGCTTGCTGAAGGAGCGCGTCGAGCAGGCTGTTGTTCGGAACCAATCCGGTCGATGTGCCGGTGGATTCTGATGCATGATCCGCGAGGGTTGATTGTTCGGCGATCTCTTCAACTCGATCCATCTCTGGCTTTGGGCTGTGCAAGACAGAAAGAAGCAGAGCAGGGACGAGCTCCAGCGACAGTGCAAAGCCTGCGCAGAGTAGGGTGGCTAGGATCGCAGGGATAGACGCTGCCTTGGCGTTAGATGACTGGATTTCAGCTATTTCCAGTGAGTTGGTTTTTATCCTTTCCATCGCAGCCTGGCGTTGCGTATCTACCCTCTCTAACAACGCGGACTCGAGCTCCTGTGCTTTCGTCACCATTCCCTTGGCCCTGAGATCTGAAGATTCTGAACTGCTCTTCCTCTCTGTTTCCCCAAGTGTTTCGATAAAGTCTGAGTCTTTCTTAATCAATGCGGTTAGGTGATCAATGCGGCCACCGGCCAACGCTGCCTGCTTCAATTGGCTTGCTGTGATTGAACCCATCAGACGGTCGTACGTAGCCCATCCTGATACCGCTCCGAGCGTTACCACGCATGCGCATACGGCTGAGGTGAAAAACAACCGTTGTTGATCGAGCAATCGCACCGCCAACGGCCAACCGAGATATTTAAAAATATCGAGAAGCACCGCAGCTCCCGCAAAGATCATCGCAAGGACTGGATCATCAATAAGGCTGAAAATAGTCATCGCTACGGATATAGCGGTTACGGATGACAATGCAAAAGCCAGGCAGGCGAGTACCGCAGACAATCTTCTGTCCATGCTTATTTCCCTTGGTTGTTAACTGCGGATTGGCGGTGCGCTAACTTGTGTAAAGCGGAAAGCCCATCAGAGTTTTATATAGCTCGGTTACATGATTTTCGGCATTAAAATCGGCAGAAAAACTCTCCACCGCCATAAGCTCGCGCTCACCAAACACCGTACAAACTAAATAAAGTTCGTCGCCGACAATCAAAAAACCATCGAATTCTGATTGCACAGCAGACCTACGACCACGATGGGTATACCGCGCTTCATACATCCCATCACCGATAAATCGAAATTCGGTAAGCTTTATCGGAGATACACTTATCACTTTGCCGGCCCCGGTAGCCACAAATCACACAATGTCTCGTGCAAATTGGGATCACCAGCCGCAGTGATGACGTTTGCTATGACATACCGGTAGCCATCAAGAATTACCACTAATTCTCCTTTTTCAACACTAAGATCAAGCAAAAAACCACAGGCATCAGTAACAGTTCCGTCCTGTAGTGATGACTGTCCAGCGACTTGGCCATTACTCAAAAAGCGAGCATTGCGGAGAGTGCGTGTGATTGGGTTAGGCTTTGAAAAGAGTTTGACGTAAAACCTTACGATGGATACTGGGATAAGCAAAAAGTAAGTCGCGTAATACGCCCAGTATTTGACCTTTTCAAAAATAGCCTTGAGCATCACTACCCCTCCTGCGTGGCGCGCCGAGCCAGCTCAAGCCCACGTCGGCACGACGCCAGTACATTACTGACACCTTGGGGACTCGTGCCAACCTGGCGCGCAGCTTCGGTTGTAGACAAGCCCTCGACCAGCACCAGGCGCGCCGCCTCTTGGCTTGCTCCACCACGCATCCGCAAAAGCTCAGCTAAGGCCATAAACTGATCCTCGGTCACCATTTCCCCCTAAAGCCCGGACATGGGCTAGGGAATCTTAACTGGTTGGAAGCCATTTGCCTTCAACTGAGCGGAATATACACCCTTAAGGGTTACATGAGCAAGATCAAAAAGCCTCCAGCTAAGAAATCTTCGGCCTCTTTACGTTTTAAATTCAACTCTAGGCTGTGAAGAGTTGATGAGGCGAATATCATGAATGTGCTCCCACTCATCTACTCCTGTTATAGCAAGTCCTGATTCAATATAAGAAACCCCAAAAAGCGTTGAGTCCGTGGCCGAGCACAGCCGATAAATGGGGTTTAGATGCCGATCTTGGTTGTTTAAAATTTTTTCACGGCCCACTAATCGTACTATTCCAGGCTTTATTTGACCTAGGTAGTTGTTGGAGTCAAACTGATAGGTGTTAATGTCTTGCGGGCTTATTTTTGTGTCGTCGTTCTTTGGGGCTGAGTTGTCAGGTGTGTAATGTACCGACGTCTTATTTTTGAATGTGTTTTCCATCATCAGAGCAAATCCGGCGTATGTAACAACTCCGCCCCCTGACGATGCATGGTAATAGGCTCCCGCGATTTGTCGCCATATCCGAACCAACTCCCCATACGCTTGTTTTACATCAAGAGGTGTTATGTGTGAGTGGGGGAGTCGTGCGTTCGGAAATTTCGCATGTTGTAAATTACAGCGCACATCTTTGTATTGAGTTTTAATTATGTGGGCGACGGGGTCTTCTTTGCCTGTCGGTGTGAAATGAGCGAGTGAAATTTTAGCATTGACAAAAGAAAGGGCTCTCTCTAACCATTTTCCCTCCTGCTCACCTTTATTTTTTTTACAAATCGAGTTAAGTAAAGATTCAAAGGCCAGAAAAAGATTTCTGTATGCTTCAAATAGATCGCTTGAGCATTGAGAGATGCGGAAGTAACGAAATGATTCATTCCATATTGGGTCTGGTGGATCGGGAAGTTTTACCTCATTTCCTTGACCATCTATTTGTGTAATTTTTAGATCCATACCCATAGGGAAGTCAAAGAGGCTGTAAACTGCTAGAATTAATTTTTCATCTTCGCCGTAGATGCAGATGTTAGAGTTGGCTGGGTTCGCTAAACATGCAGAGAGGGCACCCTTTGCCGATAAGACATCCAGTGCTTCTTGAATGGCGGAAAAGCCTTCTGATTGTACTTTTTCATGAGGCATCATTCGAATCGTTCTAGCAATGACATCGTTCGAGTCGTTCGTGAGTACGACCTGCCAGTCTCCTTTTTGAGTGTGGTATATGTAGGAACTTTGTGGTTTGACCGCAAGCGAGTATGAAACGCCACAGCAATATTTCCCACCAAGTTCTTCTCTTCCCGCTATAAATAGATTTCCTAAACGCGCCATCGGCATCCTCCATTGATTTCAATAATGTAAAGTGTCTTTTAACGCGTTGTTTGCGCTGACCGATTTTAATGTTCTTAACTCCTAAGAAAGCCCATACAGATAGCTTCCTTCAGGTTCGCAAGCTGGCGCGCCGACTCATCGCTATAAAAGTCGGCGATCTGGTACGTGCTGCCAGCTTTGTCTTCAATAAAAAGTTCGCCGCCGTCTTCCCAGATCGCTTGGATGGGTTGCGTTTGGATGTAGTCATCGCCGCTAGGCATGCTAAAGACGTACCCAGCGATGCATTGGCCGGGTACGCCATCACCATTAACGAACCGAGCGTTATGGATGCAGTGAATCAAACTCGTACTCCATTGGCTTTTTGGCGGGTAGAACCAGGGGCTGGCCTGGGATGTACTCGACATAATACTTTGATGGCCTATTGTTGGCGCCTTTGAAGGTCAGATCGATGCCAAGCAAGGCCTCCAGGGCTTCCAGGATCAATCGGGTGTCCCGGTCGAGGCGCCAGTTTGCGCTTTTGACTTTGATTGGGATTCTTCGCGCGCCGGCCTGAAAGAGGAGGTAAAAGTACCGGAGTCGTTCAGATCTTTGATGTTCGTCTTGATCTCTTCGAGCAATTTCGATCTGAAGCTCATGAATGGTTTCTGGGTCATACGATATTCCTTCCTGCGTGGTGAGTTTGTTCCAGGTGAGGCGAGAGCGTTTGAGCTGGCGTCCGCTGATGTGTTTGCCGTCGAGCTCGTAAGAGATGCCCTTGGGCTGGCCGTCATCGTTGAGCGTCAGATGGATGTAGACCTTTTGCTGTCTGAGCGCCCGGACGAGGTCGAACATGTCACCGTTGGCTGCCCTGGTGTGCTCGATAGCGCCTGCGATCTTGGCAATCAGGCGGTGCTTGTGTGGCAGTTCGCCGTCACGGTTCGAGGCTTTGACTTCAGCGTGAGTGAGTGCGATTCCCCAAGTCGCTGATGGGCGTGGCGCTTTTCTGAGACCGAACATATCTTCGATTTCAGAGACTGAGTCCATAGACGCCGCGCGCTCGTTGCTGTCTTTGACCATGGGAAAGTCTTCGTCCAGCGATATGCGGTTGGCTACGATGTGCACGTGCTCGTGATCCCTGTCACGGTGCATCACAGCCACGTACTTGCAGTTCTCTGTAAATCCCAGGTCTTTAATGTACTTTCGTACTGCTGCGCGCCACTGATCTGTAGTTAGGGATTCACCAGGGTGGAGTGACATCATCGCGTGGAAGACGGGCTTGATAGGCTTTTCAGAGTCCATGGACATGCGGCGCAGGATCTCGACCTGGTCGAACTCCTTGATCATCTCCAATATGTCGCACTCACTCCCGGCTAGCAGCACGGGGAGGGGGTCAGACGAAATGCAGTTGGAGTCGATAGTCATGATTTGGCTGATCTCATGGTCATGCTTAGTGCAGCCAAAAATGTACCGAATCCTTTTCTTGAAAGAACCCGAGGACTTAGGGAAGATTTTGCCGATCATGCGACACCCCCAACATTGATCTTGGCGATGTGCTTAACCTTTGCCAGGAGTTCGATGCCAGGTTTCTCCGCGTTTATCATTGAGGCAAGGCTCATTAGTTCGCGAGCGATTTGAACTACGTCAGAGCTGACTTTTGGTTTTGTGTTGTTGTTAGCCACGAAGTCGCGAATGAATGCTCCTGCAGCCTTATAACCAGCTTCCGCCATCTTGTGCTCAAGAGAGTCAATATCGGACTTGCTGAGCCGGATCGTGATCCTCGCGTCTTTCTTCTGCTTCTCAA